ATCATTAAAACCTTTACCATAAACTAATTTACTCATAATTCACCTCAACAAACAATAAAACTGTATTTTACCTCAGATTTATATTTTGTCAAGGTTTTTATAAAATAACAAACTCTACTTTTGAAAGTTTGTTATTTTATCCTCTCTTAATGAGAGGATAAGACAGTATTTCAACTGCCATGCTATTTAGTTGCTAGAATAAGCACGGATAATTAACTGTGGTTTCTTACAAATAGAAACAATATTGGATTCTGTCTCAATTTCTAAACCATTCCCCTTACTATCTGCGTATTGGAAAGCGTAGCTTGGTAATGCAATAGTATTGACTGTATCCATTTTTAATGCAGGTGCTGCATAATTTTGGAAAACATCGAACATACCAGTTGGTACAACACGCGCTTCACCACTCGCTAAGAAACGAGTACCATCAGGTTTCAAACCACGATACTCAACAAACTTCATACCACCATGTTCAAAAACTCTTGTACCCATTGGTAAATTGCTACCTAAGCGGTTACGCAATGGCTCTTGAGTGGATGCATAGTATGTGTAAGCTGCTTGTACTTTTGGATGGTTAATCAACTTAGTGAAGAACTCAGGAGAGCAGATAGTCACCATACCAGTTGAACCTAAACCACCAACAAATGAGTTGTCAATGAGGTAAGCAATAGTTTCTTCAATTTTGCTTAAAACATCAGTACCAGCAGTACCCAATACAAAGTCAACCTCTTTACGGGTCACACCTAAATCAGTGTAGAAGTTATGAGAGATTGTGCCGTTAGGTGCATAAACACTACCATCTTCAATCAACTTAGCACGAGATACTTCTAAGAATAGGTCGTGTGAGCGTTTAGCAGTTTCTAACTTACGCATTACAACAGCAGCTACGGTTTCAGCTTGGTCGTTAGTACCGTAGGCTGATTTACCCTGTACATCTTCTGGACTTACTTTGAAATCCAAAGGATAGTGTGGGATAGGTGCAGAGTAGAGTTTACGCGCACTGTCTTTACCATAAATGCTACGCGCACCATAAGGTGCATCTTGCATGATAGCAGTGTTGTGTGTAATATCTTCCCAAGATAAAGTACGAGTAGTTAAACCTTGTACATCACCAAAAATACCTAAAGCACCGATGATACCGTAAGTGTTAGGGATTGAGTTAATCTCAGGGGTACGGTCAATGATTTCAAAAGCACTGCCGTATGAGCGAACAATAGCCATTTATATTATCTCCTTATTAAGCGATAGTTGGAAAAGAACCGATTTGGTCACGGCATAAAATACCAACAGCAGCTAATTGACTGTAAGCAGTACTCAATTCGCCATTGGTGTTTACAGAAGCACCAAAAACCAAACCATCTTTACCTACAATGACGTTACCACGAACTAAGGCGATAACAGATGTGTCAGTAGATGCAGCGATAGTGGATGTACCAAAGCTACCATCTTTAGCTGAAATGTAGATAGCAGCAGCTACTTCACTACCGTCAACGGCTGTGGCTTCAACGCGCTTGTATTTGCCAGTGGCAGTTACTTTACCTAATACTGTACCGATTGGATAACTAATAGCACTACCTTCATTAACAGTGATAACATCACGGCAATATTGGGTAGATGGCTCATATTCGTGCATTACTACACTTGATAAACGTGGGGTGTCGATTGCGACAGCAGACATATTAATCTCCTAGATTATTGTGCTTTATATTTATTGGCTAACATTTTAGCGACTAAATCTGTGCTATCATCAGCACCGCCACTAACGCCTTTCTCTTTGAATACTTCTGCCTCTAAGTCAGAAGCGGCTTTTAAACTTTTCATAACAGTAGCGAAAGCTACATCATCTAAAGAGTTTAAAGATTTGAACAATTCGGCAGCTTCTTCTTTCGATTTAACAGCTTCTAATTGTTTCAAACGAGCATCGTCTTTTGCTTTTTGTTTTTCAGCAATTAACGAGTCATTTAATTCCTTAGCTTTTTGTACTTCTGCTAATGCAGCTTGTAACTCCTGTGCAACAGCGTCCTTAGCTTTTTGTAATTCGGCTAATTGAGCAGTTACATCAGCTAAGTCTTTTTTAGCTTTTTGTAATTCCACTGTGTTCACAGGGGTCTCCTTTGCTTTTTGTAGATAGGCTTCAAATTTCTCTTGAGCCTCAAGAACAGACAAGAATGATTTAGCACTCAAGTCACCGATAGAAACATCGCCATCTTTCAATGACTTTAAGATTTCTACACTTTGAATGAATTTCTGTTTTTCTTCTTCCTCTTTAGCTTTGTATTGCTCCCATGACATATTTTCTTCCATGTCATCTTCTTCTAATTCAAAGCCTAAGATTTGTGTAAGCGTTTCAGCATCATCACACCACAACCCAAAGAACTTCTCTAAGAAATCCTCAAATGGTAGGGTGACTTTCACCATTGTTGCTTTTTCAATATCTTCATCTTGAATATCGTTTGTTGACTTCAACACTAAGGCTTCTTTGTAACCATTCGCTGCGCCTCCTTGATTCTTGTGAACCAAAGCTACATGGTGTGTTGCTTTGTCAAAACGATATTCGTGTATCAATCGTTTAGCTTGCATTGTCATTCTCTTTTAATTCTGTGAATACAGCAGTAGCACCTACACTAACACCTTGTATGTCACCATCTTTAACCATCTTCCAAAGTAATTCAGAGTTTGAATCGCCTTCGGGAAAGTGCCACCATTGCACCCAACTACCTTTCTTAACTTCAATACCACTATCTGTTGTAAAACCAACAGGAGTGATGTATGATTGTTCAATAACAGCGTGTTGTGTATCAATACGGTGGAATAGGTTAGCTTTGTTACACATGGTGTTGAAAGAGATACAAGCCTTTTCAACAGCTTCCTCTGTATTCATATCACCGTGTTCATCTACTTCATTAGGTGCTAAAGCAACAAACATTGCTCTACGTTGTTCAACGTCTAACGCTTTTGTAACCTCAACAGTAGCCTCTGATTTAGTGTCAACACCAAACGTCATACTAACTAAATCTAATAGCTTGTCAGCAAATGTTTGGACAACGCTTTTGTTTATTTCTTTCACGATGCATTCTCCATATTTAAATCTGAGGTGTTATTCTCAGCTATCTTGTCACTCGTTCCATTACCACTCGCTTTAGCCATTCCGTCACCTGCTCTTGATGTGTCTTTACCTAACAAAGCATCAAGTTCTTCTTGTGTTGTATCAGAATCTACACGGTAAGGGAGGTCTAACATCTTAGCTACTTCATTGACGTTATCAGGTGTTTTAGCAACAAGACCAACAGCAGCAATACGCTGAATAGCTTTAGATAAGATTTCTAAATCACGTTCTTCTAAATCACCATAAACAAACTTAGGTAATTCCTCATCTTCCCAACCATTCAGTTTGAACAAAGAAGGAATCAAGTCATTGTTTAACACTTCTTGTATTTCTTTCAAACGTGCATCAATAGCAACAGCTAAGATGTTTGTTTTACTACCTGCTAAACTAAAACTACCTACTTGGTCTTGACCTAAGATAAGAACATCAGCAGACAAAGCAGTAAGGATTTTCTTATCCCATCTTTTTACAGCTTCATGGATATGCTGACTACCACTATTCTGTACAGACAACAAGCTAAACTTAAAATAAGGTTGTTTAGTCTCAGGGTCATACATCAGAGGAGTGATGATACCTGCTTGTTCGTTATTATGAATACGAGTGATAATTTTCTTATACATCTCGTAAACAGCTTTTTCTTCGTCACTAGCATCAGCAGCCATATAACGAGGGTGTAGTTCTAAATGAGGAACACCACCTAAGTTACGAGAATAACCAACAGCTTCGATTTCTTCTAATTGTGTTCTAAACTTGTAAGCAATGTAACATTTTACTAAAGGACTAACACCTTCGGGATTGTCTTTATAACTGTTAGCACGAAACAACAGGAACTTGTTACGAGGTATCTCAATCTTTGTTGGTCTGTTTTGTATTTGAAAACCAACACTGTTTAACACTGTTAAGGATTGCTCAACACCTGTTAATTCTCTACCATCGTGACTAAATACCCACTTATCAATTGTGTCTTGTGAACGAATTGGTAATTTGCGTAAACCTACCAATCCATCATTATATCGACTACCTTGTGTCTTATATCTACGTCTGTACACTTTCTCATGGATACTAAATCCGTAAGTGTTAAACGAGCATACTTCACGAATGAAAGAAGCCCATGACTGTTCCATGTCTGTCATACATTGTGATAAGAACTGAGCTTTAGCTAAAGCCATTTCATCGTTCTTATCACTAGGCTCTACTCTCCATTCAACACGACTAATCATGTCACGAAAGAAGTCTAAAGCAGCAGAGATTGTTGCATCTCTTGACATTTTCTTAAATGTCTTTATACTGTTAGGCCAACGTAGTTCACGGTTTGCTTCTTCGTAAATCTGTCCGTTACTTACTTGTAAACCAGTGTACCCTTGTTCACCTAACTTAATTCGGGGAACAACTCCGTCCCCTGTTTCTAAGATAGAAACATCGGCTTTTTCATCCATTGTTGTTCCTTGTTATAATTAGCTTGCAAAATCATAAGGGGTGGTGGCTTTTAAATCAGGCATAGAAAAGACAGGGATTTGAACACTAGATGCTAACATCATAAACGAGTCGCCTACCGCGTCCACTTGGTCATCGTGTCGTCTCTTTTTCTTATTCCCATCAAAGGATTGCAGTTCCTCAAAGAAATCTTCATTCCAATCCCCTGCTACAATCTTCACGCAACCTTGTTCACTTGCTGCACAGAACGGTGCAAAACGTGTGACTTTAGCTGATTGTGCTGGCTTTGCTTTAGCATAGAAACCATATTCTGCTAAATCACGAATGATTGTTTGTGTATAGGCTTTACCAGCAACGCCAATTTCACGAGGAATACTGATTAAAACATCATCGCCATCTTCTTTGGCTGTCTTGAGGATTCGCTCGAAAACCTCTCCATGTCTAGCTCTAAACCTTACAACATCTTCAACGTAATATGCACCAAACCTGTCTTTGGATAACAAAGCACCCACTGTGTAGTCAGGGTCTGGATTTGTATCAGATGGTAGTGTACCTGCTAAATCCCATGCCCTTACTTTCTTAACAACATTCAGAGGAGGATTATGTACTACTTCACACCATTCACGTTTCCAATATCCACTAGATTCTTGGCGAACATCCCAATTACCTAAATACAACCTAGCTCTTTCTACACGAGGTAGTTGGTCTAACCAAGAAACGTACTCGGGACTAATTTCGCAAAGTGTTGGGTTGTCTTTAATAGTAGCATTGATGAATGCAAAAGATTTTGGTCTCACAACATTGTTTGGTGTATCGTATAACTTATGTAATTCTTCTTGTGTATCGGCAAATAATAGCTTATTATTTTTAGTTATGAAGTATCGTTTTACACCACAAAGAGATTCTTTAGGGAAACCATCTTCGTCAATCCAGTCATCTAACCACTTTCTAAGCCACGAATCTGCGTCTGGGTTA